GTTCGAGGCTTTATATCAGGGCAACCCGACGCCGAGGGAGGGCTCGCTCTTCCTGGGCGGGCGGCTGGAGTATTGCGACCCCCGCGATCTGCCGCCGATGGTCTGCCGGGTGCGCGCCTGGGACATGGCGGCGAGCCTCAAGGGCGACTACACGGCGGGCGTGCTGATGGGGCAGGACGAGAACGGCCGGTTCTACGTGCTGGACGTGTCGCGCTTCCAGTTCGAGCCGGACGCCCGCAACCGCGAGATCTCGCGCACGGCGGCGATGGACGGCCACGAGACGCGGGTTCGCGGCCCTCAAGACCCCGGCGCGGCGGGCAAGGAGGCGGCTCTGGCGTTCACGCGGCTGCTTGCGGGTTTCAGCGTGGCGACCGAGCCCGTGGGGGGCTCGAAGGAGCTTAGGGCGGACGGTTTCGCCGCGCAGGTGAACGCGGGCAACGTGACGCTCGTGCGGGCTGCATGGAACGCGGCGTTCGTCGAGGAGCTTCGCAGGTTCCCAGGCGGCGCGAACGACGACCAAGTGGACGCGGCGGCGGACGCTTTCAACGAGATCACGCACAAGCGCATCATCGAATGGCAAGTCTTCTGAGCAGAATCGGGGCGGCGTTCAAGGGCCTCGGGCACCGCCACGCCCCCGCGTCGGCAGGTTGGACTTCGCTGTTCGCGCCGCGCACGGCGATCGACTTCCTGGGGGAGGCGGGGCGCGTCGAGGAGAACTCGATCGTCGCGGCCATCCTCGGGTGGCTTTCGGACAACTGGGTCGAGGCCCCGCCGTTCGTGGCCGAGGTCGCCGCGGACGGGACGGAGGAGCGCGTGGTCGGGCATCCGCTCGAGCGGCTGCTGGACCGCCCGAACCCGCACTATTCCTCGCACGAGCTTTGGGCGGCGACCCTGGCGGACCTGAAGGTCAACTCTGGAAACGCCTACTGGCACATCGTCAGGAACTCTTCCGGCGTCCCGGTCGAGCTGTACTGGATGCCCGCGAGCACGGTGGAGCCGCGCTGGGACGAGCGCGACCCCTACGAGTACATCGGCTGGTACGACTACCAGACGAGCGGGCGCACGGAGCGGCTCGACCCGGCGGACGTGGTGCATTTTCGCGAGGGGGTGGACCCGTCGAACGAGCGCAAGGGCTTCTGCCGCCTGCGCTCGGCGATCCGCGAGGTCTTCACGGACAACGAGGCGGCCAACGCGGTCGCGATCACGCTCAGGAACCGGGGCGTCATCGCGGTCAGCTTCTCCCCGGACTTCTCGGGGATGAAGGACGCGCAGATCCGCCCGTTGACCCCCGAGCAGTCCGAGGCGCTCGAGCGCAAGATGCTCGCAAAGACGAGCGGCGACAACCGCGGCGGCTACATCGTGCACTCGATCCCGGTGACCGCGCAGGAGCTTGGCGCGGGGCTCGCGGAGATGGCGAGCCGGGAGATACGGCGCATCCCCGAGGAGCGCATCTGCGCGATCCTGCGAATCCCGCCAGGGGTGGTCAAGCTCGGCGCGGGGCTCGACCGGAACACGATGGCCAACGCCAAGACCGAGCAGGAGCAGGCCTGGCGCAACGGGCTTCTGCCGATCCACACGTTGGTGCGATCGCCCATCGAGCGGGTGCTCCTCCCCGCGTTCGAACGCGAGCCGGATCGGTTCGCGCTCCGGTTCGACACCTCGAACGTCCAGGCGCTCCTGCCGGACCTGAAGCTGCTGGCCGAGACGTTCCAGCCGCTGTGGGAGACGGACGTGGTGACGCGGGCCGAATATCGCGAGCAGCTGAACCTGACGGTATCGCCGGAGGACGAGGTGCGCTACTCGCAGGTGCGCACTAGCGTGGACGAGGCGTCCAAGCAGCTCAGGCGCGAGGCGTCGGCCCGCGCCAGGGCGCGCAGGGAGGCTCTGGAGGCGTCCGGGGCCGCCGAGTGAGTCTTCAGTCGCGTCTCGAGGCCGAAGCCCGCAGGCGGGCGAATCTGGCGTCAAGGCTGGCGGATTCCTTCGCGGCGGGGCGGGTCGGCAGCGAGCAGTTCGCGGACGAGTTCTACGAGATCCTGCTCGGCGGCCACGCGGAGGCGTGGGGACTTGGGCGGGCCTTGGCGGGCGACCCGTCTTCGGACCCATTCGACCTGATCCACGGGCGGGCGAAGGCGGACAGGGAGACCGCGTTCATCGCGCGCTTCGCGGGCCAGCTCGACGCGGGCTGGGCGACGGGCGAGGACGGCTCGGTGGACGCCGAGAAGATCGCCCGTCGCATGAGGCTCTACGTCGGCAAGCTGCGGGCGACGGGCGCGGAGGCGTTCGTGGAGACGAGCGCCGACGCCGAGGAGTTCGACTGGGTTCTCGGCGCGGTCGAGGAGCACTGCAACGACTGCCCTCGGATCGCCCGCTTGTCGCCCTTCCTCAAGGACGAGCTTTTCCAGTACCCGGGCGACGGGGAGACGCCCTGCCTCTCGAACTGCAAGTGCCATCTGGTCCGGGCGTCGGACGGGGTGGCGAGCTTCGCGCCGTTCGCGCTTTGACCTCTCAAGAACGAAAAGATGAACAACGACACCGATAGCGGCCTGCGCCGCCTGAGCTGCAAGGCTTTTGTGAAGGCCGAGGGGGACTCGGGCGAGCTGGAGGCGATCGTAAACGCCTTCGGGGTGGTGGACCGGGGCGGCGAGCGGACCATGCCGGGGTGCGCCGCGGAGAGTCTGGCGAAGAAGCTGCCGCGCGGCGTCTGGATGCACCGCTGGGACCAGCCCATCGCCAAGACCCTGGAGGCGCGCGAGATTCCTCCCGGCGACGAGTCCTTGCCGGAGGATCTGAGGGAACTGGGCGGGCTGTACGTCCGGGCGCAGTTCCACAAGGAGATCGACGACTCGTGGCAAGCCTATCTGAAGCTGAAGCACGGGTACGTGGACGAGTTCTCGATCGGCTACGCGCTACAGAAGAGCGCCTGGGACGAGGAGAACGAGGTTTTGGAGCTTCACAAGATCGAATGGTTCGAGTGGAGCCCGGTGCTGGTGGGGATGAACCAGCTGACGACGACTTTGAGCGTGAAGGGCGGGCACGTCGGCCTTCCCCTAGCGGCTCACGCCGACGCGGTTCTTGACGCCGTCGCGGCTCTCGCCGACCGCCTGGAGGGGCTCGCCGATCTGCGCGAGGCCGACGGGCAACGACTCTCCGAGAAGCACGGAGACACCTTGCGCGACCTCAAGGGGCGCATCGAGGCATTGGAGGGTCGCGCACGTCGCCGCGTCCCGGCAGGGCAGCTCGACTTCCTCGCGATCACGGGCAAGGCGATCAAGCGAAAGGCACGACAATGAGTGAAAAGAACAGGATGAGCGTCCTCGCCCGAGAGGTCGAGGAACTGAACGAGAAGGTCTGCCAGATCCACAACCTGGTGGATGAGAAGCAGGCCGGGGTGGCGACCGAGGACCAGATCGCCGAGGTCAAGCGCCTCAACAAGGAGATCGAGGAGAAGGAGAAGGCGATCGCGGACACCGAGGAGTGGAACCGCGGGCGCGAGGCCGCCGAGGGCCGCAAGTCTGCCGCGAGGCAGGCGGGCGCGGTGCGGCACGCCTTCCATGGCGCGAGCAAGGGCGAGGTCGAAGAGGCCGAGCGCACGCTCGGCGGGCTTCTGACCGGCGATCCCGAGTTCAAGGCGTTCATGGACTCCTTGCGCATCGGCGGCGGCAACAGCGTGACCGCGGCCAAGTTCGGGAGCAGCCCGAAGGTGGCGCACAACGCGCTCCTGAAGACGCTGCTCACGGGCGTCTCCTCGACCAGCGCGGGCGCGCTCGTGGTGAACGACCGCAAGCCCATCATCGACCCCGGCACCAGCTACCGCGAGATTACGATCTTCGACGTGATTTCCCGCGGCTCGACCGGCAGCGACACGGTGGAGTTCGTCCGCGAGGGCACCCACACGAACGCGGCCGCGCCGGTGGCGGAAGCGACGGCGACCGGGGACGGCACGGGATCCAAGCCCGAGTCGGCGATGGCGCTCTCGGTGGTCACCGAGACGGTGAAGACCATCGCGCACTGGATTCCGGCGACCCGTCGGGCGCTGGCCGACGCGCCGCAGCTCCGCAC